TAGGCAACAACAAGAAAATAAAAATATAAACAATCAAATAGACAGCGTTGATCCAAATACAACATCATCTCTAATGAATGTACCAGCATTTCCAGATGATACACAAGCATTACCAACAGAAGATCCATCTACAAGAATGGCATTAGCTGGTGATAACCCAGACAATCAACTTATAGCAATGCGAGGAATCGCTGGTTTAGGTTAATCTTCTATTAACTCAAAGTTGTTGTTGTCAGCTTCAATGATTGCACCATTCACTTCAAAGTCCATATCATAGCCCATTGCACTTTCACCATTGATATTAATCACTAAATTTCGTGACATTAATCTCAGCAACGCTGCCTGATGATGCAAATTTAATTTGCCAAACAACTCTACCACTTCATTAGGGTGAGTGATTTCGTAAGAAACAGGAGTTTGTTTCTTGGTTTCTTTTTTGCCAAACATCAGGCTGCCGTAACTAAAGATTGATGTTTTAACTCAATCAATACTTTAAGCTGGTCAATCTTAGACCTACGCTCAACAACACAAATCTCTTGCAATAAATTATAAGTGTCCACATCCACTGCTAGGCTTTTACGCCCTTTGGGATATTTAACTTCTTTATCTTCAACTTCCATAGTCTTGCCCTTATTATTTTTATAACATTTGCGCATATTTTATAAAAATTTGAACACATTTGCAACTGTTAATATAAAACTAAGTACACTATTTACATAATTGTAGTAAAAACAATAACTTATAAAAATGTATAAATATTAATATATTAATGTATTAATAGTTGTACTTATTTACAAAAAGTAGTATTCTATATATGTGGATAGTATCTTAAAAAAGGAAAAAAAATGAAACCAGAAATTAAAGCGTTTGTTAAATTTTTTAAATTAGTCATTCTACCGCAGTTGGTAGCCATTTCATTAATAGCAATAAGCGAGGTAGCGTAATGAATGCTTATTATGTAAGTGAAGGTGGTGTAGAGGGATGCCCTAGAAGATATGTGGCAACACTAAAAGAAGCTAGAATGTTACAAAAGAAATATAGTGTGAAGCACTTTTTAGAATATGGTCATCTTGAAACTGCTGATACTGTTTATGTAACGATTGAAAAAGTAAAACTAGATGTTAGCAAAGCAAGCATATTACGAATGTTAAATTATGAAGGTGGGAATGAAATCTCATCTGAGGAGATAGCGTAATGAAAAAAATTGTGTATGTAATTAGAGCTTTGAATGAAAATAAAATGGTAAAAACTGCTGTTACTTCATTTTCAGAAGCTAAGGAAATTAAAAATAAATGGATAAAAGCGGGTTTTTATGAGCCTAGTATTGAAAAAATAGTTGCTCCAAGCATGAGAATTTTCCATGAAATAATTGAGTACAACAATCGAGATTACATTGATGATATGTACTTTGAACAAAAAGCCATCAACGATGATATGAATTGGGATGAAGGTGATGGCTGGAATAACACTGTTTATTAAAAAGGAGAAAGTGTAGTGAAGTTAATGACAAAAGAGATACTGGGTAAGCTCAAAAGTAACCCAAGAGATACAGCTGGTAACAAACCATGGTTGAAGTTATTTAACCCAACTGGCAGCGGTACTTGGTTGATATCAGAAATTGAAGATAATGGTGACACGATGTTTGGCTTGTGTGACTTAGGTCATGGCTCACCAGAGTTGGGCTATGTCAGTTTGAATGAGTTAGCTTCACTAAAGTTACCCTTTGGCTTAGGCATTGAACGTGATATATTTTTTGAGCCAGACAAGACTTTAAGTGAATATGCTGATGAAGCTAGATCAAACCAATATATTATAAGTTGAATAAAAGGTGCATAAGGTTATAGGTATTTAATAGATACTCTAAAAACAAAAGTATGCTTGAATGCGACCAAAAAGGAGCCAAGTCGCAGCCTTTACTTAATTGCTGTATACTAAAAAAACTACCTTAGTAGTGTTTTCCCCAGCTAACTTGGATTTTATTTCCTTTTAAATCCACAACCAAGTTAGTCTGGGGTTTTTTTTGTTTGCAAAATTGTGTAAACTATTACTGTGACAAATTATAATTTCAAAAATTATTTGCTAACTATGCAATCGCATTGGTGTATCAACCAGAACACTTATGAGACTGTGCAAGATTCTATGCCTATTATCACAAAATTCAAAGCGCAATCAGGTGTTGAAAAATTAGAACAGACACCTATCAATAAAATTGTAAAAAAAATATATCCTGAAGTTTATAAAGTACCTTTGTTTAGAAGGCAGTTTTGCAAAATGTTAGTAGATGAAATCCAGAACATGGGATTTAAGCCTAATGATAGTGAAGATGAATTAAGGCAAATACCTGAAATTATACTGCATGAAAAGATGCCAGAGTTACATAGAAATATGTGGTACATCGTGCAAACAGTTTTGAATCCAATATTTTTTTCATTGTGGCAAAGACACTGTGCCAACATTGGTTCTATCCAGATAGCCAATTACAACATCAAGGACAAGAAGCAAGGCGCTTATCACCATGATGACTCAGCTGATCTAACTGTGGTTGTGCCATTAAACACAGGCAAGTATGAAGGTGGTGGCACTGAGTTTCATAATTACGGTGTTGTGCCACCCTTACCTACAGGTCATGCATTAATGTTTCCATCTTTTCATATGATGCACAAAGGATTGCCAGTGCAATCAGGCGATAGATATTTATTAGTTTTTTGGTTGTACGACAGGTCCAGAGTAGAATACCTTAAGGAACATGGCTTACCATAATTGATCTAAATCAATAGTTTGCACACCAGATATATTATAAGGCTTATATATACCATTTTCTTTTGCTGTAAGAATTTTACTTAGTGCTTGTTCATTTTTAGATTGACCATAAGCCAATGCTTCAGGAGTTAGATCATAGACAGCATATGGATATGGATGTAACTTTTCTTGTGCTAAGAATGAAAAGCCATCAGCTGGCAAACCAACAGCTCTACATGCATCAACATACAAAGCTGCTTGCATATGATATCTAAAGCCATTGATAGCACTTCTAAAACCTCTTGGTGAACCATCACGACAGGTTTTTAAATCCCAAGGTCTAACGCCATCATACCAATCTAAACGTGATTTGAATGGGTGACCATTCCACATAAAACAAACTGTCAGTTCAACTTTGTGTTCTGGTTTTGGAATAAATTCACTGACCACTTCTCTGCGATCCATACAATTGTCATACATAGTTTGTGTAATGGCAGTGCGTATTCCTATACTATTTTCAAAATCCTCACACTCTTGTTTACCTAATTTTGTACGTCTATCAAACTTAGGTGAAATTACAAACTCTTTATCAAAGTTATGTAGCTCAAGAAATATTGTGTGTTGTACCCTACCTTCAAGTAACGCTGGTGATTCATTAAAACCTTTTTTGTTTTTCCATGTGAACATACAGCGGTCAGCTTCTTTTAAATCAGAAGCACGATACGCTGGTATCTCATTGTATTCTTCAAAAGGTAAATCTTCTATCACGCCCACTTTAAATTTCATTTATCATCCTCACCTAAAAATTGTCCAGAATAAATTTCTTTGCCCAGTTGTTCACTTGCATCATAATCTTGGCAATGCTCATCAATTAACTTTTGCAAGTACCACTGCGCTTTCTTTAAATCAGTAATTGAATTATTTTTATGTTTATGGCGGTGAATGTATTTCACCACACATGCTTCTAAATGATATTTAAAATTATCACCTAATTGTTGTTTGATGTAATCAATACATTCTACTTTGTCCAGAGTGTAATGCTCAGGATGATTTATTTCATCATTCATTATGTTACCTATGAAAATCGGTCAGAAACAACCTTGGCTTGTAGGAGAAAGTGATGATAAAAGGTTGCTCCTGACCTGTTAAACTAAAATGGAATCTCAACCTCATCAGTAGATTCCTCAACTAAACCATTTAACCCAGCAGATGCTGTAGGTTGTGGTTGTACTGCTGGTGCATTCTTAATGGCAGCCATGTACTCAAAACTTTCATGGATTAATCCTTGTTGCCATTCTGGAATAGTTTCAAACGCTTCAACCATTTTTTGTGACTCAGCATCACTCTTACCATTGAAATGATTACAGTAAAAATCTAAATCAAAAATGATAGGTGGATTAACAGTCTCAGTTATCTTGAAATTATCTGGCTTGAAGATAGCTTTTATTCTGGCTCTACCTTCATCAGTGTGTTCAACATGTAACATCGCTGGCGCACCAACCATCTTACTTACATCAAAACCTTTTAAATCTTCATTACTAAAAGGTCTGCCACGCCATGTTACTAAATCTTTATATAAGGTTGCGTTTTCGTTGAGTGATGCAGTGTACTTCTTACTGATACTGAAGGGT